AGGCGGAAAATAGAATGGTTACCAAAGTTAAGGATTATACACTCTTATTATTCATTATTTAGATTTAATAAAACCCTATTGGATTACAAGGTTTTTCTTCCGCCTTCTTTTCGCTTGCAATTCTGCCAAAGTTTGATTAATTAATTCCAATTGCATGCACGTATCATCATTTATATCATTGTAGTCAGTAAACACTTCTTCGATATAATCTTTTGTTAATCTCAATTACAACTTCACTGTTTAAAATAGAGGAAAGCATAGCTACGCCCAACTCAATAAAAGCAAAAGGCATATACCTTGTTCCATCCCTTTTGTTTGAGGTTATAAATTGACTCAAAGTATTTAACATAAAGTCGTCATGAAAACGTCTTATATTACACTATAGCATAATGCAAATAAAAATACGGGCTAGATAGATCCAAAATAAAATATCATTCAAGCTATTTAGTCTTGTTCTCTACTTTTCGGAGTAGTCCGGCTAGTAGTTTATCTTTTAATACCACCTGAGCCCTTAGAGCTTCCAATCTTACCTCCATTTGCTGCAATCGACTTTTATATTCATTTACCGAAACAAGAGTTATCGGCATCTCAGGAGTGGATTTATCTTGAATCATTTCTCCCTCTCCGGTTAAAAGCCAAGTCGCGTTTAAATTCGGTAGATACTTAGCTAAATTCTCCAAAACTCTAGCCGGAGGTTCTGTATTACTCCGAACAGATAAAAAACTATAAGCTCTTTGGTCCGATATTTTTGCGGCTCGAGCAAAAGCCGCTTTATTCCCATGAAAAAATTCATTTACAACAATTCGTAAACGATCATTTAAACTCATAATAATCTACAGTTTAGTATTTAGGTTTAATTCTGTTACAACTTGATCTCTTAATAATCTATTGTCATCCTCGAGCTGACGAATACGCTCTTCCAATATACCATTTTGCTTTAATAAAGTTTTAACCTCTTCTCTTTCTTCTTTATACATACTGTATATAAACGAGGTCTCCCCTGTAAATATAGGTACTGATGAAGATAAAATAGAAACACCAGAACTAGATTTAAACATATCACCTTCGCCACGAAGAAGCCATTCAACAGAAAGATCCTCAAGCCGTATTGCAATGGATATTATTGTATTAAGATCTAGCGTTCTTGTACCATTCAATTTACCTTTAAGCGTTGCCTCTGACATAAAAATCATAGCCGACAATTTTTTACAAGTGATATCTTTCTTTGCTAAAAACAGTCTAAGCCTCTGCGCTACAATATCATACATGGTTTATATTATTCTAGAACTCTTTTCAAAGTTAAGAATTACGCACTTTTGCCATTCATTGGGTGTCAGCGCATATTCATTGTTTAGTGTTTAGGTTTGATAAACCCTATTGGGTTACGAGGTTTTTCTTCCGCTTTCTTTTTCGCTTGCAATTCTGCCAAAGTTTGATTAATTAATTCCAATTGCATGCGCGTATCATCATTTATATCGTTGTAGTCAGTAAATGCTTCTTCGATGTAATCTTTTAATGCTTTGATTTCTTCTTTCAGTTTATCGACTCTATCAACCGGAGGATTGGAGATTAACTGACGAACTGCTATAAATGCCTTTATGATTTGAATATTAATCTCAATTGCCAAATCGCTGTTAAGAACTGAAGAAAGTTGAGCAACTCCATGTTCAGTGAAAGCATAAGGCATATATCGGGTCCCTCCTCTTTTTGAGGTGCTAAAACTGCACCTCAAACTGTCGAATTCTTCCTTCGTTAGCTCAAACATAAAATCTGATGGAAAACGTTTAATATTATTTTTTACTGAACGTTTTAAATATTTAGTTTCAGTACCGTACATTTCCGCCAAATCAAAATCCAGCATAACCTTTTGTCCACGTATCTCGTATATTTTGCTTTGAATTAATTGCAATTGATTCATATTTGTATTTAAATAATTTGCCTCTAATCACTTATTATTTTTTTTAGAGAAAATCAATTATCACGCACTCCTGCCAGTGGAACTCTTTCTCTCCCCGAGTCCCAACTGTTCTCGAAGGACTTGGTTTTCGCCTCTCAACATATTGTTTTCAGCCTTAAGACTTTCTATGATTTCCAGATTGGGAGATGTGGATTTTTCCATTTCACCAATATTACGCAGCAACCATTCAGCAGAAATGAACGGTTCTCCATTTAATATAGCGCTTAATAGAGAGAATAGTGGTTCTGCTCCCTTGATACATTTATTTAGTGTAGTGGGAGCTACATCTATTTTCAGAGCATAACTTCTAACGCTACGTTGCCCGCTTCTCTTATACAAAACATTTATAGTTGATTTCATCTTATTTATTATTTAGAATTATATAAATTACGGGTTGCTACACCTCTACCCATCCAATCAGTATCCTTATAAAGAAAGAATATCCATCCAAATGCAATAATACCTCTGTTATTGCTACGGTATTATACCATGATATTGCAACCATCGCCGTCCGTATCCTACATTAGACACTGAATCTGCTTGCTGAAATTGATTTGCGGAGCGATTTTCTTTATATTTTCTCGGTGAAGCGCACCCCATTACCAAAGTGAAAAGAGTGCATATTAACATCATTTTCTTCATTGCTTACTTTAATAACTTAATTATTTCTTTTGCCTAACTTTTCAATAATCACCCAAAGAAATGTCACGCTTTTCCTGCTAACGGATGTTTGGAACTTGAAGGTCGCTCTACGGGCGGACAATCTTCTTCGTAGTCTACTAATGGTAGATTGGTAAAAGTATCGGTAACCCTATCAGCCCCTGCCTGATTTCTTAATGACTCATTATAAGCTTCGAGTTGTTGTATCCTTGTTTTTAATACACCGATTTCTTCTTTTAGCTGCCCCACTTCTATATCTTTTTCTTTATACAATTTATATATAATAGATTCATCATTGGATGCAATATTGTTCTGAGAAACATATTGCTCTACTTTTGTCTTTTCGTTAGAACGAAGCATAGAACCAATTCCCAAAACAAGCCATTCTGTATTTATCTCCGTATAATAGGCGAGAAATTTCGATAGGTTTTCTTCGCTTATTCCATTGTTTTGCCCTAATACACCACGAGTGATACCCGTCTTAGAGTAGCAATCGTACATACTAATCCCTTTTCTTCCTAAATATTGCAAGATTCTTTGCTTAATAGGAGATTTTTCTTGCTTAATTTCTTGCATAATCAAAATATCTCGTTTATATTTGCCCTTGTATTCAAATCACTCAAACGAAAACGGATACAAAAAAGGCTGTCCGAGAGCGCTCGTCACCTATATTTTCGTCTTTAGTCATTCGCAAATATAGCCAGCCTTTTTCTTTTATCCAACAATTCGTATAAAAATTTGAAAGCGGCGCGGTTGCGTGGAAGTTTCCGCGAGATTTAAGGGTTAGTAAAGACATTGATAAAAGCTCGTTCCGAGTAATAGGCAAACTTCCACATTAGGCCTATGAAAGGTTCGAGCTTTGCTTTTTAAGGAGGAGAAAATATGAACGTAGAAGAATTGAAACAACGTATTACCAGGCTTGAAGAGGTCATTGAGATTTACAACGAGTTCGGATTTAAAGTATCCCAAGAAATAAAGGACAGAGTGCGTGAATATAAAACGACGCTTAAGACCTTATGCCCGGACAGTTGATAGCTGTCCCGTTATGTTAAAAACAAAGGAGGAATAAGTCATGATCACATCCGAAGAACCAACAGTAAGCAGCACCGGTCGCTATACCGTAACCCAAACTTGCGAAATACTCGGAATACACCGCAACACTTTAAGGGAATATACCAGTAGCGGACGCATAAAATGCGGATTTCGCCGTGAGTCAGCACGAAAATTTTACGAAGGTAAGGAAATCATAAGATTCTGGAGGGCACAATTATGAATGAAACTTTCCTCGCCCTGTCCATGTGTCTGTGCATCGGCCTGTTTTGGGCCATCCTATTCCTGTTCCGGGCTTTGGAATCCCGGATCAGGCAGGATCTTACCGGACTTCGCGGCAAGATAGGCGAAACAGACTCCCGTCTTTTAAAAATATACCTCCTGACTCTGGAGGAAAAGATAAACAGCCTTATCGAAGAAGAGAGATACGAGGAAGCACAGAGCCCGACGCTCCTTCTCAAAAAAGAGCTTAACCCATTAAATGAAGAACAAGATGACAAACATGAATAAGCTTTCCAAACATATCATTATCGCAATCATTACGATAACGACCATTGCCGGCTGTATCTATGCCGGAAATGTAGAGCGTAACGATGCCGTCCTCTCGGGCATGTCCATGGAGAAGTACCAATATATCCACGACCGGATCGGCGGGCGGGCTTCCTCCTCCGATGTGGTGAAGGAGTACCTGCGCAATCAGGGATTTTACGATTCAAAAGATTATTAACCATAAACGGGAAAGGAGTACCCATGTTAGTGAATCATATACAAGTGGCCTATGTGCTACAGATAACACCCTTGGAAGCCAAATTTATGCTGGCTCCGCATATCGAGAGAATCCGGGAGATGGTCATACCCGGAAAAAAGGGTCTGGACGAATGCGCAAGGCTCGTCAGGGAAACAGATGTGGTAGAAAGCCTCTTGCTGAATATCAGATTCCGCCATCCGAGCCCCGAACTCGACGGCAAAGACCGGATAGCATATACCATTGAGAAACTGAAAGAAGCGCCTCTCAGTCTTAAAAAGAAGATAGCGGATGATCCGGGCTGCCTGAAAAGCGGGAAAATATCCGGTAAATTCCGTGCTCTGAACAGTATCCTCGAAGAGGAATCTATAAAGGAGATAAAAGAAATACTGCGCCTAAGAGGCGGTCATATTGGCAGAAAAGACACGGCCATGTCCCAAAAGAAAAGGAGGAGGGTGTCATGATCTTGGCCGTTGACTTTGACGGAACGATTGCGCGAAGCAGCTTTCCCGATATCCTGGGGGAACAACCGTATGCCGGTGAAGTGCTGCGCAAATTGCAAGAAAGAGGCCACTATATCATTATCTGGACCTGCCGCAGCGGAAAGAACCTGCTTGATGCAATCAACTGGCTGCTGGAGCACAACATTCCCTTTGACAGGGTGAACGACCACTGCCCGGAAAATATAAAGCGGTACGGGAAAGGATCCGGCAAGATATACGCCAATATCTACATCGATGACAAGAACCTCGGCGGGTTTCCCGGATGGCTCCGTTGCCTGGAAGAGATAGAGCGGATGGAATCTGCGGAAAACGACCAAATATGACATATATGGAACTTTTGAGAACATGAAAGTAATACATGTGCATTTGATCTTCAAAAAGAAGAACTACTATTTCGGTTCGCTCAGCGCCATTTTTGAACATCTGAGCGAAAACGATATAGGAATCAAAAAAGGTACGCTACTGCATCGGTCCAAAGAGGGAACGATCTCAACGGACCGGGCGATCATCATAAAAGGAGTCCTGCTTAAATGCAGGAAACATGTTAAACAATAACCAATGCCGATACTAAAGGATGCCGTCGGGAGTGTGCCCCGGTTAAGTTTTATATTTTGCAAACCACTCCCCGGGGAGAAGTCCCCGGGATTCGGATTCCCCGAAGCGGGAGGCTTAAAATGATCAGCTTATGAATATCATCCAGACCATCCCCCGTATCGATTGCAAGGCATTCGCCAAATGCGGAAAGAAATCCCTGTCCCATTGCAGGAGGTATAAGCTCACGGATGAAGAGTGCGCCGGCTGCGAGCTGGTCCGACGGCGGGAAAGAGGCAATTATCGTACCTTGTCCGACGGTCACGTGATGAAACAGTGCTCCGTTTGCGGTGAGTGGTATGGCGTTCACCGGTTTTATCCCAGAACCCTGAAGAGGGGAGAGAAGGTATACTTTACTTTCAGTTCCGAGTGCAGGAGATGTAAGTCACTGAAAGCTTCAGCATACCAAAGAAATAAACAGCAATTAAAAATCGAATGATATGTCAATGCATACCTGGTTTGAATGCAAGATCCGCCACGAAAAGACGATGGAGAACGGAATGATTCAGAAAGTTACCGAGTCCTATCTGGTAGACGCTTTGAGTTTTACGGAAGCGGAAGCACGCATTATTGAAGAGGTAACCCCGTTTATAACAGGAGAGTTTACGGTATCGGACATTAAACGCGCCAATTACAGCGAACTTTTTGTCAGTGATGAAGAAGCGGCGGACCGCTGGTTTAAATGCAGGCTCTTTTTTATCACCCTGGACGAAAAGAGCGGCGCCGAGAAGAAAACCGCCTCCTTTGTGCTGGTACAGGCCGCCGACCTGCGTGACGCCGTGAGGAAGCTGGACGAGGGAATGAAAGACACGATGGCCGATTATCAGATAGGAGCGGTTACGGAAACGGCTATTGTGGATGTATACCCATACGGTTCAACAGCATAAAACGCCTCGAGTCGTGGGTACATACGGTTAACGGGTGACGATACCGCCAGATCCATAAGCGGAGATATGTTTTTCAGAAAATAAACTTGTTAAATTTTAAAATTACGATTATGATAAAAAAAATTATCCGGTATTTGAGAAAGCGCAAAGATATGAAATTGCGCAAATGGTGCATAACGCTGGCAGCAAACGAACTATCTTACGGAGAGGCTATCGATGCCGCCAACGAGATTTACAAGTGGGTTAAAGAGCAGCCTTAATCAAAGCCTTAACTTCTTCGTAATAGTTTAAAGATGAATATTATGAAATATGAACAAACACCATTTCGGATTCATATCAATCAAATTAATGATATACAGAAAGCGCCATTCTTTGGATGCCGCAAAATAGTACGTATGAAATTCAATCCTAAACCGGTTAAACCGCTTGTCAAACCTCTTCACTCGTTTATGATCAAGGGTGTGAAAATACAAGCATATAGCCGAAGGGATGCTCTAAAACGATATAATCATTTGAAGTAAGTCCAAATTCTTAATTGGAGTATATTCAGAAAGAAATGAACACAAGTTTTGAAAGATCGGCTGCTGCTACCGATGAATGGTACGCACCGAAAGAAATAATAGACAGTTTAGGCAAATTTGACCTCGACCCGTGCGCTCCCATAAATCCACTTTGGCAGACAGCTAAGATAATGTACAATAAGAGCGATGATGGGTTAACGAAGGAGTGAACGGGTCGTGTTTGGCTTAATCCTCCTTATTCCCGTCCTCTTATCGGGCAATTTGTTCGCAAGTTAGCGGAGCATGGTAACGGTATAGCATTGCTTTTTAATCGTTGTGATAGTAAGATGTTCCAAGATATCATCTTTGAGAAAGCTACGGCGATGAAGTTCCTCCGAAATCGTATTAGGTTCTATCGCCCAGACGGTACTCGTGGAGATTCGCCCGGTTGTGGTAGCATTTTAATCGCTTTCGGCGAAGAGAATGCAGAAGTATTAAGGACATGCGACCTCACAGGTAAATATGTACGAATCAATTAGAGTAAAACAGAATAGTAATGAGTGAAACAAAAATCATATTAGATGCCTGTTGTGGCAGCCGAATGTTTTGGTTCGATAAAGAAAACCCTTTGGTCCTGTTTGCTGATATTAGAGATGAAGAACATACTCTCTGTGATGGGCGGAGCCTGAAAGTTCATCCAGACATTGTATCTGACTTTACCGATATGCCATTCTTGGATGAATCATTTAAATTGGTTGTATTTGATCCACCGCACCTTTTAAAGGCTGGCAAGAATAGTTGGTTGGCCCAAAAGTACGGCAAACTTCCGGAAGATTGGCAAAGGCTAATCAAGAAAGGATTCGATGAATGTTTTCGTGTTTTGGAAGACTACGGAGTTCTCGTTTTCAAATGGAACGAGGATCAGATAACAGTTAGAGAAGTATTGAAGGTTATTGGACGACAACCGTTATTCGGTCATACGACTGGGAGACATGGCAAAACCATGTGGATGTGCTTTATGAAATTACCAATTAACGTATAACTAATATAAAAGGAGTAAATATGGCTTTTCATGCAAAAAGACAAGGTGGAGATGCTTTCTCAAAGAAAGTAACCCGAAAAGATACAAAGTGTTTTATATGCAACGAACTGATACCGAAAGGGAGCGAACGTTATGTTTCGGGATACGGCAACTCATTATGTGATGAATGCTATAAAACATGGATGAAAGAAGGTGGAAAACTGGGGAAAATTTCCCGTGCAAAAATAAACGTATAACAGAGTAGAAATGAATAAAAGAGTATTAGTGGCCTGTGAATATAGTGGTACAGTTCGTGATGCTTTCTCCACCCTCGGTTGGGATGCTTGGAGCTGTGACCTATTACCTACGGAGTCCGAAAAAACTAAAAGTGAAGGAAAACACATAATGGCCGATGTGAGATTATTAATTCCAGGCAATTGGGATTTAATGATATGCCATCCTCCATGTACGTATTTAACGGTAGCCGGTAATAGACATATCCCAGGGAATCCTGAGAGGTGGAAAAAGCAATACGAGGCAATGATGTTTGCGTGGGATTTGTTTAATGCTGATATACCACATATAGCGATGGAAAATCCAGTAGGGGTTTTGTCCACGTATATCAGAAAACCAGATCAGATCATACAGCCTTATGAATACGGACATCCAGAAAGTAAAAAAACGTGTTTATGGCTAAAAGAACTCCCAGAATTACAACCTACCCATATATTATCTCTACCTAAATGTGGTCATTGGAATAATCAAACTGCTGATGGGCAAAATAAGGTAATGTATAACGGAAAATGGCTTGCATTTAACGATCCGATGACTGCACATTTAAGAAGTAAAACTTATGAGGGTATTGCTTTGGCGATGGCAGAGCAATGGACGAAATATATTAATCAATTAGCGTAGAACAAGATCAGAAATGAGCGAACTTTATATACCTGTTGAACGCCCTACGAGGAATCCCATAAACGGCAGATTTTTGAAAGGCATTGCTCCTCACAATAAAGGGAAAACAATGAAGTATCATTCCTCCAAGACTAAACGTAGAAGTCTGAAAAATTTAGCCAAAGGACGTGGTTCCTGGCATAAAACAGGTGCAGGTCTAAATCGTAAAAGTGTAGTTGCGATTAAAGACGGAAAGTTATGCGGCGTATTCCCTTCCATTCAGGATGCAGGGAAAGAGGCAGGTGTTAATCCGGCTCTGATCAGCTGTATCTGCAATAAAAAGCCGGGCAGGCATAAAGCGGGCGGTTTTGAATGGTTCTTTGAAAATGATGCTACCTGGTGTGATTTAATACTTAAAAACGATGGATAATAACAGACAGCATATACTGACTAATTATATTTCTTACCTGTATACCACAGGTAGAAGTTATGATACAATTGGCAAGCATATCAAGTATGTAGCGGATTTTCTTGAGAGTACCGAAGAGGTCAACCGTCGCGGCTATTTGAGTTATAAGCGTAAAAACGCTGATGTCATGGCTCGTTATCCATTAATGTGTTCGGCCATTTGCGATTTGTTGTCTTATCTTAAAATCGGATATGGCCGCAGGGAAAAGACGGTAAAGCCATTGGAGAAACTTGACTCCATTTCAGAGAAGAACAAGAAGATGTTGAATGATTTTATAGTATGGCTGACTGATAATAATGATTATTCCCCGCATACGGTTGATTTATATCATACCTCTATGAAGAAATACTTCGAATATGCGAATGAGGTCAATATGGATAATTGCAGGAGATTCATAAAGATGCTTGAGGAGGGAAAATTCGCTCCCGCTACTATCCGGTTGCGGATTACGGCCATCGAAAGATTTTCCAAGTGGATGAAGAAACCTGTCGAGCTCAAGCGTCCTAAGATGAAGCGTAAGCTGGACACAAATAATGTTCCTACAGAGGACGAATATAACCGTTTACTGGAATACTTGAAGACTAAATCCAACAAAGACTATTACTTTTTTATCAGGGTTTTAGGTACAACTGGTGCCCGTCTGTCGGAGTTTCTGCAATTCACGTGGGAAGACATTATATCCGGGGAAGTGACATTAAAAGGAAAGGGTAACAAGTACCGTCGCTTTTTCTTTCAAAGACAGCTACAGCAGGAAGTGAAGGCTTATGCGAAAGAATACGGTAAGACCGGACTTCTTGCGGTTGGCAGATTTGGTCCCATGACACAACGTGGACTGTCTCAGGGCATGAAGGATTGGGGCAATTGCTGCGGCATTGACAAGAAGAAGATGCACCCCCATGCTTTCCGTCACTTCTTCGCGAAGATGTTTCTTAAGAAAAACAAGGATGTGATTCAGTTGGCTGATCTTTTAGGTCATGGCAGCGTAGACACAACAAGAATTTATTTACAAAAAAGTTATGACGAACAAAAAAGAGACTTTAATAAAAACGTTACGTGGTAGTGTTGAGCAGTTGAACAGACTGGAGGACATGATGGACGGATTGACTGTTATGGACGAAACGGACCACGTAGATAACGATTTTCTTATGGAAATGCTTACCTGCGTCAACGCATTTATGGACGCTAGCAATAAGGTCATATCAAAGGTATCATCATTGCTCGCCCCTGATGCTCCCATGGACAAAAAAGGAAAACAATCCGATGAAGGTAAGAAATGGAGTGTGGAAGAGATATTGAAGCATTGCACGCTTGAGAATAACATCCTCAAGCTTCCACAAGTGCAATTCAATAAGAAATCTTATGCCGACGCCAAAAAATGGATAGAGGAAGCGGGCGGTTCCTGGCAAGGTGGGAAAGTACAGGGCTTTACATTCCCGTTTAATGCCGAGCGCGTCTTCTCTATCCTCAAAGAAGGTAAGCGATGTAATTTGCAACAGGAATACCAATTCTTTGAAACTCCAGACAGCGTTGCAGACTGGCTGATTATGCTTGCCGGAGGGATACATGAAGATGATACGGTATTGGAACCGAGCGCCGGTCGTGGTGCGCTTATCAAGGCTATTCATCGGGCATGCCCTTCAGTTATGATTGAATGTTATGAACTGATGCCTGAAAACAGGGAGTTTCTGCATTCGCTGGGCAATGTAATACTACTTGGAGAAGATTTTGCGAAAGATAGCGTGGGCAGCTATAGCAAGATAATCGCCAATCCTCCATTCGCAAACAATCAGGACATAGATCATGTAAGGCTTATGTATGAACGGCTCGTAGAAGGTGGCACGCTTGCAGCCATTACCAGTCCACATTGGAAATTTGCTTCTGAAAAGAAGTGTGCCGCTTTCCGCCAATGGATTGATGAAGTACACGGGCAAGTATTTGAAATTGGCGCAGGTGAGTTTAAAGAGAGCGGAACAAGTATAAGTACAATGGCAATAGTTATAAAGAAATAATTCAAATTAATAAAGAAATGAAGAAAATAATTAGTAAAATCCATATTTATAAAGTGTTACCACCTTATAAAAATTGGTATAGCATTATGACTGATGATGGGTTAAATCGTAATAATATAATAATTGTTGGCAAAAAGCAATTACTAAAAGTTGCTTTAGCTCTGATTGTAATGGTACTATTTAATAGAAGAACGACTGTAAGTAAATTCAAATCAGTACAAATATGAAATCACAAGAGGCAAGAAATTTTGTAAAGACAATGGAGGTTGAGTATAATGCCTACAATAAGATGATTAATTCTACCGTGGCTCATCAAGCCGTTCAAATGGCTGAGATAGAGTTGGAGAAAAAGGCTGTTGAAGCATACAAGAAAGCTTGTACGTGCATAGGATGCAGTCATTGTGACGACTGTGATTCAGTGAGAGAATTCATTCAATTTTTAAATTCATAATTAATAACATTATGACACGAAAGGAATGCCTGGATAAGATTCAAGAAGCAGTTGACAATTTGGATACACTTCTTGCTGTAATAAAGTCACCATCTAAAACTACAATTAGGTGGGATTGTGAAGTATACGCAGATGAAGCGGAGAAGATCATGAATGCGCTCAATGCTCTACATACCAATTATGGGAACGAGACAAGAGAGGAATTTTGCATAGGATTAGATAACGAATAGCCGGAAAGAATATGAGTAAAAGTAACTTTCAAATTGAAACTAAAAAACTTTGTAAAATAGAATCTGAGCTGCTTGAATTAATATCATGTTCAGGAAACGAGAGTTTGCAAGCCAAATTTCTTGAATGGCAGGAACAGAGAGATATTTGCAATGAAGTATTGATCACGGAATTGGAACGGCATCTTGCCCCAATATGCCAATGCACAGGATAGATTGTAATGAAAATGAATCATCTTCTTCAAATACACTTCACTCCTTTACAGAGGGTGGATACGTCGGAATTGACTAAATAACACTCTTTGGGTCAGGAAAGAACTGTATCTAAAAGATAATTATACTTCAAATGAATAAAAAAAATAACCACATGGATGGATATAGCTTAACAGAAAAGATGCGTAAAGCACGCAGACGTAATCGGCTAACCGCTACCGAGCAGGCACTGTTCTACGAATTAGTTGCCGTTTGTAATAGCGAGGGCTGGGAGGACGTTTTCAGTTGCTCTAACATCGAACTATGCTTCAGCCTGAATATCGACGAGAAGACCCTTATCCGGGCGCGTTTATCCCTGATTAATGCGGGACTGCTTTATTATAAATCAGGAAAAAGCAAACGTTCGGTCGGTTCATACTCTTTTTCCAGGAAATTTAAAGACGAGCCGCCTGGAAAGGGTAAGACTACCGGAGATATTCCAGTAGTTCCGCCAGCCCAAAAGTCGGGAGATGCGCCAGCCGACCAACTAGGGGATACACCAGCCGATGCGCCAGACTATAATAAAACAAAAACTAAAACTAAAACAGTTTTCCCTCCCTCTCCCGCGCATGAGGGGAAAATATCCGGAATCGATCTTTTTCTGGACAAGTCTTTAACGGAATGTTATCAAGAACTGCGAACAAATATCCCGTGGATGGAGCAGTTTTGCATGAACATCCGTCTGGATTACCCGGATTTCAGCCCGGAGCTGTTTTATGAATTTCTGGACAGGTTCTTCCGTAAGCTCCAAAACGGAGGAGAGACAACTAAGTCCCCCAGGGACGCCATGTCGCACTTCGCAAACTGGTTGAATATTGAACTTGAAAAATTAAAAAAAGATGGAAGTAGAACTAGTAAAAACCACCCTGCATGCGGTTCTGAGCCCGTCTCAGTTACAGAAACCCTGTGTCCGAAAGAAGGAGCTGACGCCTCTCCAGATCTCGTTAAAAACTGGATCGACGGCCTCTCAATTGGTGGATGAATGGGGCGGGACAATTGCCCAACTGAACATGGGCGCCCCACTTTACGATGTCGCCGCAAACGGAGAAATCCCTACATTGGCTGATGTGGGTGTGGTCTTCGGTAATTCGACATCCGTTCAGATTATCACAAGCCATCTGGAATCCGTTCTGAAGTACGCCGGCGTTGAATTGAGCCGCGAGCAGATGGCGGAAACCGCGCTGGCGATACTTTCAGGATACTGGTTCCTGAACCTGGCCGAGCTCTGCATTTTCTTTACCCGCCTTAAGAACGGAAGTTGCGGGCAGCTTGTCTGGGGAAAGAGCCTAAACAATCAGGCGGTCATGGTCGCCCTATCGGATTTCTGCAAGGAACGCCGTGAAGTGATCATTCGCAAAGAGACAGAGCGGATGGCCCGGGCTGTGGAAAAAGGCTTTTCCAGAACGGAGGATTTTGCCGCCGGTATTGTGTTGGGCGTACAGGGTATAGCCGGGAAACGTGAACGGGCCAAGGCCGACTTTAATGCTTTTTTGGAGTTTTTCCCCTGTCTGCCATCAGGATATGACCCGATAGCCTTATGGAAGGCCTGGGGCGGTGATCCGAATGCCATCAACTTACTCTTCGGAAACAATCCGCCCGGAGTGGAAGCGGCGGCGGAATCTGTCGGCAGATACCTGTGTGATTACAATGTCTATCAGGCCCGTGTAAAGGCCAAAGCCTCCTTGTAAACCATGCAAGTCGTCATCTATTGGCAGAAGAAATCCACCGCCCACCATCGCCGACGGATCCGTGACAGATTCAGGCTTCCCGAGGGTATGACCATTAACGGTGAAACTCCCGCCGATGTGAGACCGGAGGATATGAAGGAACTGCAGACCCTGGAAGAAATGGGTTATATCAAATTAAGAAACAAGTAAAAACAAAACCATCAACTTATGATAACCACGAAAATAACAGTAGAGCCGCACCTGGCTCAGTATTGCTACGCCAAATATTCTTCCGATCCGGAAGGCAGCATGCCCGTCCGCTTTGCGGACCATCTGGATGTTTACCATCTGGTTTATAACCTGCTGGAAAAACGCCCGGTTAACTGTCCCCGGGATAATGGCAATCTTGAGATCGTCTTGCCGGACCGCAGGCAGGGTGACGTCCCCGGTGGCAAATCCCCGGAGCGTTTCAACTACCTGGGCCAGCGCAGCCAGGGGATCATCAATAAGAAGCTAAAGCTGATGATGCGCGCCGAACTTCATGATTTTATTGACGAGAACAAGCACCGGTTCGGTATCGACCAGCTTCAGTCAGTCCACTGCTTTATGAAGAAGTACTGCATTGACAGCTTAAGCGAGGACGCGCTCCTGAAAGACTACCAACGTTGGCGTGACCGGGTAAGACGTTCCAGCCTTAAGCGGCCCTACAAGAAAAAGTAGCATATATTTCACCTACCAAGCGTAGTTAATTGTCCTTTTTAGGAGGTAAAATTGACGGAAAAATGACGGAATTTTGACGTATTTTTGACGGAAAAATGCGGAGTATTTGAAAATCAATAAGTTATACAGTATGAAAACAATAAAAAGACCCTATACCCCCGTTTGTGATCTGGAGTTGGTTCCGGTGGAGTGTATCGGTGATTTTGCAGTCATCCTGCCGCGCGCTTTTATTGCCGTGCGGGATGGTTCTTATCGCATTCCTGTTATTCCGGGATCATTCACTCCCGGAGTCGAATCCGAGCAGGCGGATTCAGGAACTATATATTATAATGTAGGGCATACGTTCGAGGTTGCCTTGACAGGGCCGGACAGCCAGGAGCTGTTGTCTGCCTTGAGCCTTCAGGACCTGGTGGCCATTTATACGAATGAAGCGGGAGAGCGTATTGTTTCAGGCAGCCCGCAAACACCACTTAAACTTACTTTTTCCATTGTTTCGGGCAAATACCAGTGCAAGTTATCCGGTAAGCAGGTTTATATCGAGGCCTATCACAGTCCTTTCTAAAGGATTTGCAAAAGGTTTCTTTTGCATTAAAAAAGAAACCGTGGATAAGATTCAGCAATTTTTTTTCGATAAGTGGGCCATTGAGGAAAGGAGATACCACCAGCTCCTTTCCATTCTGTTGCCCGGTCTGAAAAACGGCAACCTGGCGTCGGTGGAACAATATCTGGGGGCCAAGCGTATAGAGGCCTATGCCGCCGTCCCCTATGTAGCCGGCCGATGGGAACTGGATGACGCCTCCCTCCCTCAAGGAGCGGTAGTGGTGCTTACCTGTGAAGGCGTGCTGTATAGCTGGGAGACCTACCGGCTGGAGAGATATATTTCCGCCGCGATGGCCAACGACCGCATATCGGGTGTCGTTCTGTTTGTGAACGGGCCCGGAGGTATGATTACGCGTGTGGATGTCCTGGAAAAGCTTATACGGCAGTCCCCCAAACCCATAGTGGCCTATATCACGGGCGTATGCGCTTCGGCGCATTTCTGGTTCGTTTCCGCATGCGCACGCAGATTCGTCTCCTCGCCCATGGATGAAATCGGCTCCTGCGGGGTGGTCTACACTTTCCAGAGCTTCAAGGAGTATTACGCGCAAATGGGGATTGAGATCGAGGACATTTACCCCGACAGTGCGGACCTGAAGAACCGCGCCTATCGCGACAAGGAAGAAAAGCAGGATGACACCTTAATTAAAGAGAACCTGTCGTTTTACCACCATCTTTTTGCACAGGCCATCGCCCGAAATCTGGGAGTGAAGTATGACGCGCAGGATCCCCTGTTCAGAGTAAATACTTGTAGTTTTACACCCAAATTCATGACCAAGGGCCAATGAAATAACATCTTTTGACACTCCTATTTTATGTGCTATTGTCGCCCATGTATGACGCGCCCAATAAACCGTTAGCTCTGGAAATAAGGGAAAGCGTTTTTTTACTCGTCTTCTTTTACCATTAATCACCTTTTCTACTAGTTCAACACTTCCGATCTCTTGGAGGTTTTCATTAAGTCTGTGAGCGTAATCTTTATAATTCTTGTAACGCTCAAGAATATTAAGTAAATACTTACTTCCTTTGTATCGTTCGATTATCTCGGCTGCTTCGGGTTCTACTTTTATATTATATATTTTCTTAGTCTTAGCCCTTCGATATTCAATTCTGCCGTTTCTAATTTTCTCCAAACGACATAAATCAACAGTATTTATGCCTACAAGATAGAAAATTAACATAAAAATATCGACATATTGCTTCTGATGCTCTTCGCAAGGATAATCTCTTAGAGTCACAAGTTCCTCTGGAGTCAATGCCCTTTTTGCAGTTGCCTCTTGTTTTATTTTAAATCTCCTAAATGGATAACATGAAATAGTTTCAGTATTAAGAGCATCATTAAATACAGCTCGGATATTTCTCATGTGAATACTAATCGAGTTAACTTTAGAGGTCTCTGAAAGATGAATCTCAAAACTCTTTAGCCAAGCATAGGTCACATCTTCAAATCTAAACTTATCTGGTACATCCACAAAACGACATATACGATCAAGTGTATATTGGTAGACTGCCTTCGTTTGGGGATTTTTCTTTCCTTCCACAAACCTTGTATAATACTGCACAAAAGAACATCCAGTTTCTTCCTGTTTCTCCTCTAATTTTCCCCTCAATAATATTCGTTGAAGATGCTCCTTGAACTGTTTTCCTGTCATTAAGTCCAACTTTCCGGCAATCCTTAAATTCAATAATTCCGTTTCAGCACAATGCACTCGCTGGGAGATATAGCCATTAAGGAATGACTTGTTAGGACCATTGATCACCTTTCCTTTTGTGGAGTCCCACTGATCTGGAGATAATAAAACACCAAGATTGATTAAGGCCTGCTGCCTTTTGTGTGTGACATTAATTTTAAGAGGAAACTTTCCATCTTTCCTATTCACACGTTTGTCGAAATACAATTTAATAGAAGCCATAATAAATACTCAAGATTTGCATGATTTTTGCATGATTCGGCATCCGAAATGCCCAAAATTCATCCAAATAATGCAATTAAACTCTTTTTTTTTTAATGACTATTAGCAGAAAAAAAATGCCAATAATCAAGTTCTAAAACTTAAATATCAGCATTTTTCTTTGTCGGGGTAGCGGGATTCGAACCCACGACCCCCAGCTCCCAAAGCTGGTGCGCTAACCGGACTGCGCTACACCCCGAAACACTTGTAAAAAAAGAGAACTTCCTTTTTCTTTGTCGGGGTAGCGGGAT